AATGGAGAATAGAATGAACAAGTTTTGGTATGGAATTCGTAATATCCGCTCGCAGCTTCAAATGCTTCGAGTCGGTGCCGGTGTGCTACTGGCGAAATGTTTTGGTGTCCTGGTCAGTCATGGGTCACTATATGCTGTACTGATTAGAGCTGATGAGACCCGAACGGATCTGGGTTGCGTCGGTAAACGAGTCGTAACTACGGCTGGGATCAATTATCTTGTCGATGACTGGGATGGTGGCGCTGCCACTATTGACGATTTCAATTTTCATGACTCTGGAACCGGTGCTGTAGCAGAAGCTATAGGCGACACCACTCTGGGCACGCCCGCTGGTCCTGCACGCGTATCTGGAACTAAGGCACAACCCAGTGCTAATATATGGCAGAGTATTGCAACAATTGCCTATACGGCCACGCTTGCGATTACCGAACATGGGTTCTTTTCTGCGGCTACAGCCGGTACGCTTTGGGATCGTACGGTGTTCACTGCGATCAACGTCGTAAGTGGCGACTCGATCCAGTTTACATATGAGTGTACGTTTACTGCTGGTAGTTAACCTCATGCTACAAGTGGGAATCTTATACAGCGATTGGTCGCAAATATGGAAACCTCTGTCTGAAATAGAACTTTTCAGGCGTGACGGAGTACTTACTATTACGATCACTAGAGAGCGGGGCAATCGCCAGGCTCTTTCCGCGCGTATGTGGAGTTTTCAGAATAACGACAAAGCTAATCCAATGGGCGTGTCGTGGTGGGGCGAAGATAACTACGCTGTTGGTATTATGCCCGACGAAACGTTCTTTACAACCCAATGGTCTGATGAAGATGAATTCTTGTGGGCACGCTCCACAATAGACGGTCAGCCCGCAGGAACTATAGTACGTCCTTCAAGATTTCCTACTGAGGCAACCGTAGTTGTATTTCGTGGAGACTATGTTAATCCTCCGACATGGGAGAAAGCGTTAGAGATATTTGAAACGGAAATGTTCTAATGGCGGCGGTAGACGCAAACCTTGTACAAGCGGTAGACTTATCGTCATGGACCGCAACCGACGGAACAGTACAAGCCGATCTTACCACTGAAGCCGCTGATAACGATCTTACGACTGCTATCAACGCGGCAACGGCTTCGAAAATTGGTAAGGGTGGATCGCCGCACGGTCATTGTCTGCGTGTTCATTATAATTCTGGTCGGGGCGATCTTTCTGATGGCGACTCTATCACGATTGACCTTGAAGGCTTGCATAATGTTTCTGACATTGCGATGCTCGCTTATGACACGACAACTACTGTTGTTACGACAGCAAAGGTCGTAGCGACTAGTGTATCAGGTTCTACGGTATTCACAATTACTACGGCAATTATTGCCGAGCTAGATACTACTGACGATAGTTTCACGTTCCGCTTTGTCGAAGATTTGGGCATGAGCGGTGACTGGCAGTTATCGGAAGTCGATTCTGACCTTTCAGAAGCAGGGGGAACAACTTTTTTCCAGACGAATACGGGCACCATCACACCGTCTGGTACGCTTGTAAGAGATATACTAAAAGCTCTTGCCGGAGCGCTAACACCCAGTGGTGTTGTCATAAAAGAAACTTTGAAAGCGCTCACCGGATCTCTTGCCCCTGCCGGAGCACTAATAAAAAACACACTAAAGCAGATTACTGGATCGTTAACTCCTTCGGGTGTCTTAACCTCATCCCGAATTCTCTTTAAGACGATTGTAGGAGCACTTACTCCTACAGGTACGCTAGTAAAAAGTACACTGAAGCAGGTGGCAGGAGTCTTGACTCCCGAGGGAGTCATAACCACGGTCAGTATCTTCGCTCGAACTGTTTCGGGAGTGCTTGCACCCGCCGGGACTCTAGCAAAAAATACGTTTAAGCAGGTCACTGGGACACTAACCCCTACAGGCGTGCTAACTGCCGTCAAGGCAATCTTCAAGACGATTACGGGATCGTTAACCCCTACAGGTACACTTACCAAACAAACGCATAAGAGTTTCGCAGGGTCACTGACACCGACAGGTGTAGTAGTGAAGAAGACACTGAAGCAGGTCGCAGGCGCTATAACGCCCACAGCGGTACTTATCTCTAGTATTATATTTACTGTAACAATTATTGGAGTTCTTACTCCTATTGGAGTATTAATAGAAACATTCATTCCTGGAGGAGGAGCCCCAATTGCTGCAATCATCCGTAAAATGCGGGCATTTACTTTTATTGGACGTTAATTATGAGTGAGGAAGGACAGTTAGTCCGTACAGCCTCTGGGCAGTTTATAGAGGGACGATCAGGGAATCCTCATGGCAGACCCCTTGGTAGTAAGAATAAGATTACCCTAGCTAAATTAGCGGCTGAGGAAGCATTCCGTGATAGAAACGAGGATGCTATTGATGCTGTATTAGACCTGATACTACATGCTGCCATTGAAGGGGATAAAGCGGCACGTAAGATGATATGGGAAGCATGCATGTCCAAAGCTAATGTGGCTGAGGATAAGGCTGCTGGGACTAAACAACAGATTACAGTCCATCGTATGGAGATAACCCAGACGGCGGATAACGATGATAATATTAACGATCCTGATGTGGATCATACAACCGAGGACTAACTATGTCTAATACAAATACTGGTAAGCAAAGTGGTGCTCCTGCACTGCCGAATAACTTTCAAGGCAATAAGCCTGCTGATGCAAAGGCACCGGGCGGGATTGAAGGAAAGGTTGAAAGCAACAATCGTGGTAATGGCCAATAATAAGTAGAAAGGATTTATTTTTCTATGGAGAATACTTGTTCTGATGGATATTTATTTACATGAAAAGCAATCCATACTCGATGCAGACGATCATAGATTTCAAGTAGTAGCAGCAGGGCGCCGTTTCGGTAAGTCCTTCTTTGCTGCGTATAAACTATATGCTGCTGGCGCAGAGACTACTAAGATTCGATCAGATGGCACAGAGATTGATCTGTTAAATGAAGTAGTCTACTACGTATCCCCTACCTTTAAGCAAGGTAGAGAGAATCTTTGGAATGTGATGATGGATATCGGAAACCAAGCAGGTATTATTGCCGGTATACGCCAAAATGAAGGTGAGATAAGACTCACTAATGGACGCATCATTAGATTCAAAGGTGCGGATGACCCTGACTCTTTACGGGGAGTCGGTTTGCACTATGTAGTAATGGACGAGTACGCCTTCATGAAGCCCTCAGTGTGGGAATATATCATACGTCCTGCACTGGGAAGAGCCGAAGGTGGCGCGCTGTTCATTGGTACTCCAGCAGGAAAGAATCACTTCTATGAGATGTGGCAGAGTGCTGAGAAAGGACGTGATCCCGCTTCAGGCGATGAGTCCAAACTCTGGAAAGCATTTCAATTCAAAACAGCAGACAATCCTCATCTAACAGATGATGAGATTGGCTCAATGAAAGGTTCCTTATCCGCAGATGCAATCAAACAAGAGATGGAAGCGTCATTTGAAGCAACAGGTGGAAAAGTATTCAGCTACAAGATGTTCCCCGTTGTTCCCTGTGAAAAACCTGGAGAGTACGTCATTACAGTTGATTTAGCGGGCTTCACCACAGCGGAAGGGAAGAACAAGGCAAAGGTCGTATTGGATGACCACGCCATCACCATTGCTAAAATACATGAGACTGGCTGGCACATTGAACGAATCCTGCACGGAAAGTGGGATGTTAGAGGAGTCTCTCTCAGAATAATCAAAGCATGGAGAGAATACGGTAGATGTCCAATAGGTATGGAAAGGGGCATGGCCAAGAATGCAGTATGTGGAGATGATGGTATGAGCGGCTATTTAGGCGAACTTATGCATAAATATGGATACTTCACTGTTCAAGGACTTACTCACGGTAATACTAGAAAGGAAGATCGTATTAAGTGGGCAATACAAGGACGAGCAGAGAAGTGTCAAATAACACTAGAACCAGACGATAAGTTACCACAAGAAGAGAAATGGATTGGTAAGCTTCTGTCACAAGCAGTAGACTTTCCTAATCCTTTAGCTCATGATGATCTTTTGGACTCCCTAGCCTATGTCGATCAAATGGCAGAAGTAGGGATCGGCTGGCACGTGCAACTCTTTGATGAGTGGCAAGCCCATGACGATGAAGTTGGATTCTGACTATGGCACAAATAAATCTTGACAATCCCGAAGGTGCAAATCTTACTTCGACTAATACTACTGGTACTACTTTAAGTAAAGGTACTAAGTTAATCGGAGGGGGCGCATTAGTACATCATATTATGCATATCGTGCGGGAAAACCGTAGGGTTCGTGATCGCCTGTACAAGCGTCGATGGGATCAGTATGAACGAACATTTAGGGGGCTCTATAGCGGCGCCGACAAGACTCGTGAAGGCGAGCGGTCGCGGTTGGTCGCGCCTGCATTGGCGGCGGCAATTGAATCTACCGCTGCAACTATTGAGGATGCTATCTTTTCTAGGGACCACTGGTTCGATACGGCTGATGATGTTCAAGATGACCAGAAAGATGATATGACACAGGCACATGCAGTCCTAAAGGAAGACTTGGATATTGCAGGAGTACCGGACGCTATTGCTAAGATTGTTCTTAATGGCTGTCTATATGGTACTGGTATTGGCAAAATTAACATCACTCGTCGTGAGATTCGTAGCTTCGATGCGAATGGCGATATACAGAAAGAATTAAGGCCCCTTGTTACGTTAACAGCTATTCCGCCGTGGGAGTTCGTTATTGACTCTCAGGCACGTGATCTAGAGAGTGCGTACTTCATTGCTCACGAAACTCATGTGCCCCGTAACAAGATATGGGCAAAGCAAAAGAGTGGCACCTATCGCAATGTAAACATAATCGGTAATACTTCTTCTACTACGGCTACACCTGCAGGACAGGAAACTCCTGATGGTATGCGAAAGAGTGAACGATTTGATGGCTCTGTATTCGTAACTGAATATTATGGTCTCGTTCCCGCAGCCATGCTCCGTGCATTTAATGTTGCAGTCAAGCCCGAAGATGTACAAGGCAACGGCCACGTAGAAGTAATCGCGACTATAGCTAATGAACTTGAAGTACTGCGTGTCATTATAAACCCCTTCGCTATGAAGGATCGTCCTATTGTGGCATATCAGCACAGTGTGGTTCCAGGTAAGTTCTGGGGCCGCGGGGTCGCCGAGAAGGGCTGGAACGCCCAGCGCGCGCTAGACGCGGAGTTGCGGGCTCGGATGGATGCTCTTGCACTCCTTACCTCCCCGATGATGGGCGCAGACATTACGCGCCTTCCACGGAACCCGGACATGCGCGTCCGCCCAGGCAAGGTATGGTTGACACGTGGACGACCGTCCGAGGTACTTGAGCCTGTCATTCTTGGTAATATAGACCCGAACACCTTTAACCAGTCCTCTGAGATGGAGAGACTGATACAGGTAGGTACGGGTGCGATAGAGTCTAATGCTCCGATAAATACAGACCGTCGTAACGAGACGGCATCTGGAATCAGTATGATTCAGTCATCTGCCTTGAAGCGGATGCGTCGGACTATGTGGAATATGGAGCGTCAGTTCCTTAATCCATTTATTCGTAAAGTATACCATCGCTACATGCAGTTCAACCCTAAACGATATCCTCAAGATGTGGAGTTCGTTATTAGGGGAACCATGGGCATCGTTGCACGAGAGTTTGAGCAGAGTAATCTGACGGCCCTTCTAAGTGTAGTGCCACCTGACCAGCCGATGTATAACCTTATCCTTCAGAGCGTCATAGAGCTCAGCAACGGCCCTAAGAGAGACGAACTCCTGGCTAAGATGGCTGAGATGGCCAAGCCCGATCCAGAGGCAGAGAAGCGACAACAGGAGATGCAGCAGCTAGAACTAGAGTCTGCGCGGGAAGCACTGAATGAACAGAAGCTAGAGAACGTTAAGACACAAGCCGAGATAGAAAAACTCAGGGCTGAGAAAGAATTTATTGATAAACAGAAAGAGCTTGAGGATGAGAAGGTTGATATCCAAGCAGCTAATACAGTTATTGGAAATAATAAGATCAAGTTAGGCTTCCAGCAAGATAAGACTAATCAAGAACGAAACAAGATAGAAGAGAAGAAGTCTATACGTGATGCTAAAGCTAAAGCAGCTAAATAAGGAGAAGGGGATGGACGTAACACCAGAACAATTTACTACAGCACTTCTTAATGTAACTAGTGGTCCCGATTGGGACATAGTTAAAGCAGGATTATCTAATGATATCTATCAAGCACAGGCGGGCGCTTTAGACGTCCCGACCTGGGATAAGGTTTGTGAACTTCGTGGGTTCGCACAAGGACTCGCTTATATCATTAACATCCGTGAGAATACAATTAAAATGATGGATCAGGAAGAAGCCAATGCTAAATTATGATTATAAATGTAGTGAGCATGGCTACTTCGAGAAATCTCAACGTATGGTAGATCACGCACGGGCAGATTGCCCTACATGCGGAGACTCTGCCAAACAAGTACACCTGAAGCCTCCAGGTTTAGATATAGAGGCAATGGCTGACTGTGGGTTCCCCGGTGCTCTGGAGACTTCTGGAGACAGAATGACCAAGAAACACCAATCAGTGGATCAAGCGCACAGATCAGCATCTTAATATCCCTACACCGATCCTCGGGCGGGATATAACTAACACCGTACACCCCTTGTGGGAGCGGAACAATATGAGGAGTCATAGACATGGCTGAAATGAAAGATTACTTGCCGGGAGGCAATAAGAATCCCTTGGGCGGGATTACTGATGAAATTGATGATGCAGAGCAGCAACAGACGCAGCGGCAGCGGGACCCCCTAACGGGACAGTTCATAACTGACGCCACACCGAATGTTGACTGGGAAGATCGTTATAAGGAATTGGAGAGGCTGAATTCTCGGCAAGCACAAGACCTTGGCACTTACCGAAGAATGGTAGATGATTACATCACGAACCCAACACCCACAGAGCCTGTCGTCGAAGAGGAGTTGCAGCCACTAACTGTTGATGACCTCTACGACAACCCAGATGAAGCAGTCCGTAAGGCTGTCGATTCGCATCCAGCGATACGAGAAGCTAAAGCACTTAGAGCCGATTTGCAGAAGCGGGACTTGATGGCGTCAGTTGACCGATTCAAGGTTCGCCACCCTGACTATGAGGAGATTTGCGGAGGCGCGAAGTTTCGTGATTGGGTAGATGGTGATTCTATGCGGCAAGAATTATTTAGCCGAGGGAATCAATACGATCTATCCGCTGCGGATGCACTGGTTAGTCTTTACAAAGCTGAAAACGGTATGACACAGATGAACACTGAAAGGGAACAACAGCAACAGATTGACGCTGCTACTCTTGAGGACTCATCTGCTATAATGGTCCAAGAACCTGTCAAGTATAGTCGATCTGAATATGTTCAGAAGTTAACAAGAGCTAGACAAGGAGACTTAGAGGCAGACGATTGGGTCAAACGTAATTCGGCGGGATATCGTGAAGCACTTACTAGTGGTAATGTCCGTGACTAACTAACTATTTGTTCTTTTAACCCCCCAACAAGAGGTATTTACTAATGGCAACATTATATGTTCCAGATACCGCGACAAATCCGACTACCGTTACCACGGCAGCCAACTTTATCAAAGAGTTGTGGTCGGATGAAGTTCTAGCGGTTTACAAAGCGAACACTGTGTTGGTCCCGCTTGTCCAGACGATGCCATTCTCTGGTCAAAAAGGCGACACTGTTCACATTCCGAAGCCGTCTCGCGGCTCTGTCACTGCTAAGGCAGCAGGTACCGGCGTTACTATTAACGTTGAAACTGCAGGGATCTTCAATCTGGTCATCGACCAGCACTTTGAGTACTCCCGCTTTATCGAAGACATTGCTAAGATTCAAGCAATGGACTCCATGCGAGCATTCTATACGGATGACGCTGGTTTCGCTCATGCTATCTCCCTAGACACCGCGCTGCACAACCAAGCTAAGGTGTTCTCTGGAGGCACAGGTTCCACAGTTGCAGGTACGGCCTATTCTAAGGCTGTTATCGGTGGCGATGGTATCACAGTATGGAGTGGCTCAGCTAATACTAACACTGGTAATGGTTCTGCCCTTACCGATGCTGGTATTCGTCGGGCAATTCAGTCACTCGATGACTTGAATGTTCCAGCTCGCATGCGTCAGTTGATTGTTCCGCCCGTAGAGAAACGGCGCCTCATGGGTATCGCTAGATTTACTGAGCAGGCATTTGTTGGTGAGGTTGCTGGTAGCAACACGATCCGCAATGGTCTCATCGGTGACATCTACGGTATTCCGGTATTCGTCTCTACGAACGTCAATAGTCAGAATGCTGACGACGCTTCTACAGCGTATCGTCCAGTTATCTTGATGCAGAAAGAAGCTATTGTATTGGCTGAGCAGCTCGCCCCGCGCGCGCAATCTCAGTACAAGCAGGAGTTCCTTGCAGACCTATTCACGGTTGATACTATCTATGGAGTCGGTACGCCGCGTCCAGAAGCTGGTGTTGTCCTGATGGTCCCTGCGTAAGCTAGGCTATAACAGAGTGCCCTCGTAAGAGGGCTACTCTTTAACAGGAGTTATTATTATGGCAGTAGGAAGACAAGGAGCTCGACAGTTCCAAGACTTGTTCGATGTCATTCCATTCACAGTTACGGTTGATCCGGCTTCCCATATTGATGGTGCGGGCGAGACAATCGCTATAACCGTTACGGGAGCAGCACTTGGTGATCTAGTATTGCTAGGTCCTGGCGCGGACATGCTGGATTTGCTTTATACTGCATCAGTCACTGCGGCCGATACGGTATCATTGCGAATTCAGAATGAAAGCACAGTTACGCGTGATGTCGCGTCTTCGACATGGAATGGTCTCGTTCTTAAGCCGAAAGGCAACTTCGAGCTCGACTAAGGTTTCTTGAGGGTGTACCTCGAACACCCTCACCTTTTTCTTGAGGTTATGTTATGGCAACACAACTCACAATAGTTAATAATATTCTAGAAAGACTTAGAGAAGATACTGTTAGCACAGTAAATTTGACTAGTTACGCTAAACTTATAGGCACGTTCGTTAATGATGCTAAAGCAGATATGGAAGATGTCAATCATACTTGGTCCGCATATGAGACTGAGATTGATCTTTCTATACTGGCTGATGGCACGCGCAACTATACTTTGTCTGCCACCAATGATAGGTCATTTCTACTTAGAGATAAGGATGAAGACCGTATTCCATTGGCATATGATATTACAACAAATGAGGCAGGTCAATTATTTGACATTCCTTTAAAAGATGTACGTGCTAACCGTGCCCTAACAAATAATATAGTAGATGTAGAGAATCCCAAAGTATTCGCAGTACAAGCAGATATTACAACCGGTAATGGTTGGCAAATTCAATTGTTATGGGGATCAAATACAGCTAGATCATGGCGCATGTATTGGTACGTACCACAAGATGATCTCTCTAGAGATGGTACTGCCGACGCCACAGAGATTCTATTACCTGCTCGTCCTATTGAGAATAGAGCAATCTATTACGCTCTCAACGAACGTGGAGAAGAAATGGGAGAGCCTGGGGGTATCGCATGGAAGCGTTCTGTGGATTCGATGGCGGCTTCTCTTGAGTTAGACATGCAAGTACAGAAGAAATCAGATGAAATAGATATTACGAATAGGGAATATCTGTAAATGCCAACTCCTTCGTTTACTCCAGGCGCCGCCCTTATACCAATACAGCTTACGGCCCCAGGTTTCCTGGGACTGAATACTGAGGAAGGTGGATCTATTCTAGATAAAGTATGGGCCACAGTACTAGATAATGCAGTATTCGATTCTAGTGGTAGACCTTCCTCTCGTAAAGGCATGTTGTCTCTTACCACAACGCCCGGCACAGATATCGTTATGCGAATATTTGAGTATTATAAGGCTGACGGCACTAGTGAAGTAATCTATTCTACGGATTCTAATATATATAAGGATACGACTACAGCAACATCTATCAAAGGGACACTTACCATCACCGATGGGAATATTAAGTTTGCCAACTTTAATGATAAAGTTATTGCGTTTGGAATTGGTACGGGAGGTCTTCCTGCGGTGCGTACTACTGGCACCTTTGCTGATATTACTGTAAACTCAGGGACTGCACCGACTGGCCGCATAGGAACAGCCGCATATGGTAGAATATGGGTAGTTGATACAGATGGTAAAACTGTACGGTACTGCGCTCTTCTAGATGAAACTCGCTGGGCAGTAGTTGACGGTGGCGGCTCTATTGATATGTCTAATGTATGGCCCGCTGGGCAGGATGATTTAGTTGCTATAGAAGAGTTTGGAGGGAATCTTGTTTTCTTCGGCTCTAATAATACTATAATAAGTACCGATGGAGCAGAAACTGCGTTAGGTATTGACCCGACAGCATTGTTTGTGTCAGATACTATTCCAGGTCAAGGTGCTTTATCTCAGTTTGCCATAACACGTGCAGGCGGGGATTTATGGGTACTAACTCCCACAGGTATTATAGGATTGAATAGAGAATTAGTACAACGCTCTACCCCTATAACTAACTTATCTGCACACGTACAGTCGGAGATAATTACAGCTACTACTTCAGAGACTACTTCAGATGATATAACCATGATATATTCACCTAAAGAAGCCTTAGTAGTTATTGTATTTCCAACAACAAATAGACAGTTTACATTTGATACCCGTAGTCCTATGCAAAATGGTAATTTTAGGGCAACAACATGGACCTCTGATATACAAACACTATCTTATATACGATCAGGTACTAAATTACTTGGCTCTCTCACAGGAACAGTTGGAGAGGTCATGGAGTATACAGGTAATAATGATAATGGTACATCGTTTTCTTTTGATTATGAATCAGGATGGCTTGATCTAGGAGAAGAGCTTAACGTATTCTTGAAGTTTATCAAGAGAATGACTTCCTTTGTCTTTATTGAGGAAGATGTAGTTGTTAGCTACAAACTTAAATATGACTTTGGACTTACCGAATTCACTGTGCAAGGCTCAGGTATAGGGGGAGTTGCAGCAGAATGGAACACTTTTGAATGGAGTGATGGATCAAGTAATTCTTCTGGTGGCGTATACGATATCAATGATTCGACGTTAACGGCCGGTATAGATATTGCTGAATGGTCAGGAAGCATACAACTACGTACTATCGATGTGGCCGGAGCCGGATCAGGACAATATATTAAAGTGGGATTACGAGTTAATACAAACTCTGGCTCATTTGCACTACAACAACTTAACATTAATGCCAAGATCGGGAGGCAAGCCACCTAATGTCAGATTATACAAAAGAAGTAGACTTTGCAGCTAAGGATGCACTTGCATCTGGTAATGCGTCTAAGGTCGCGAAAGGAACTGAGGTTGATACAGAATTCAATAATATTGCAACGGCAGTCGCTACTAAGTTCGACTCTTCTGATAGAGGAGTTGCTAGTGGGCTTGCATCATTGGACTCAAGTACTCTTATATTAGCTTCAGAATTACCGGCCGCTACGACCATTGCTAAGGGGAGTCTAGAAATAGCAACTTCAGCAGAGGCCAATGCTTTAACGGCAGCAGATAAGATCATAGTTCCCAGTGTATTTTCTGGCGCAGCTAGCGCATGGGGTGATCTGAATGCTGGTATGGCCACCGACATTCAATCTCTTGCTGATCCTAATGCAGATCGTATCCTCTTTTGGGACGACAATGTGGGTGCTGCTGCACTGCTTACCGTTGGGGACGGATTAGATTTATCATTAACTACTTTATCGCTCGCGGCCACTACGGCTGGCGCAGGACTAACTCACTCTTCGGGAATTCTTGCTGTAGGGGGAGGCAGCGGCATCACGGCTAATGCCGATGATGTAGCTATAACTAATGTAGTTGCTGGTGCTGCCCAACCGGTTGTCATTACAGCAGGAACGTTTACATTTGACCTATCATCTATTACAACAATAACCGGACCTAATCTAGATCAAGCTGCAGATGGATTCCTTATAAACGATGCGGGCACATTAAAAGTCCTGCCTATTGACGCGGCTGGTGTTCTAGTAGTAACTCAAGATGCTATACAGACTTTTGCTATTACAGATGCAAATACAATGCAAGTTCTTACGGGAATTACTGATCGAATATGGACTATTCCACCTAATTCTACAGTCTCTTTTGAGATAGGTACTATCATAATCGTACAGAATTCTGGCACAGGTAACTTAACAATTACAGCAGGAACTGGCGTTATTTTAGATAGTCTATTCCACACAGCAGCCGCTACAGCGCAGTCTGACCGAGTTATCGACGGCGGTACAGCAGCATTAATCCAGACGGCTATTGATACGTGGGCATTCTCTGGCGATATTTCGGATTCATAATCAAAAGAAAACGATGTACCATTATCATTATTACCTGTATACTCCATGACATCTCCAACTGTTCCTGTGAGAGAGCCAA